AGATTGAAATTGCGTAAACAGAGAAGCAGCACCTGTGGTAACGTCATTAGACTGTCCGTTACTACCTTCAGCACAGTAACCTGTGGAAGTAATATCAGCACCGTCAATGATGTCATCGCCTGCTGCAAAGTCCATATCCAGAGTACAGCTTCCAGTAAAAGCCTTCTCTACTTCAGCACCTGCAAATAGCACTAAGCATCCTGCAGGAATTTCAAGTAGTTGAAAGATATCACCGTCTGCACCCGAATACCCTGCAGCAACAAGTGCGTCAATGTCCAAGTATGCTTGAACCATACGCATTGCGCCCATACCAGTTTGAGATGGTAGGACTGCTAGAGAGTTAGAAGAAACACCAGTAGTGTCTTTTGATGTCATATCATAAGTTGCCATTGTGTATTCCTCCCTACGCTACGTTATATTTAGCAGTTGCGATTGCCTCTGGTCTGAGGATCTTTCTGCCATACAAATGCATACCACGAACAATGTCAGCAAAGCTGTCAGGATCACGATATGTCTCGGTCTTGTTGATTTGTTCTGCAGTAGCAATAGCAGAACTATGACCTGCAACAATAACACCGTAGTTTGAGTTTTGGTTTGCAGAGCCAGATGTTCCAGGTCCTGTACCTACAGCAGGTAGGTTATTAGACATGTACACATCAAAGCCATGAATTTTACCAATAGCTAGACCTGCTCGTAGTCCACCTGACTCGCCAAAGTCTGAATTTAGAAGACGAGAATCTTCATCCTTTAGAACTTCAACAAAGGTTGGGTGTAATACTAACCATCTACCTTGTGTATCCACAAACTGTGTATCAAGTAATCTGCCCATTCTGGCAATAACTTGCAAAGGTGTAGCAGTTGCAGTAGCTTGCGCTGTTGCACCGCCTAGCCTTGGAGCTATTGGAATAGAGTGATCACCTGCACTTGATGTAGTGATGTTACCAAATGAGTCTTTACGCAACTTCATGCTTGTCAACAACTCGTCAGAACCTGCAGTTGAAACAGCCTTAGATCCACTTACTGTGGAGTTTGCGGCACTAGCAACAGCAGATAATGCAGATTGTGCAAAACCTGAAAGATAGCCAAGACATTCTTGGTCATATTGATCGGCTAACCGATATGCGGCACGATCAGAAGCAAGCTGTGAAAAGTTCACATGCGAATGCGCTTCTTCAATATCGTCCATTTTAAAAGCAAAATAATTTGCCTTGTCAACAACGAGCGTGAAATCTTCGTCATCAAGGTCTTGCGGAGTTATTTGCGCTCCACGAGCATACTCTTTGACGGTAATCTCAGGCTCTTTGATAATTCTGACTGTATCTCCCATTGCGGAGATTTCGCCAAAATAGTCCGAATTAGTGATTGAACCAACAACCGTACTTTTTCGGAAGGCTAACTGGACCTGCTTGGAATAGATAACTGGTGAGAAGTTACCATTGGGCAGATTACCATAGCCTGCTGCAGTTTTAAATGCCATGATTAAAATCCTTTCATATTAAAACTTGTCAAATGCAAAACACCACTACACTTTAAAGGTCTATTCAAAAAGGTGCAAAACTATAAATGTTGCGCTCACTTATACCTTTGGGCTTTTATGTCACAGAGTAATTCAAACTTTCTGGAGCTTGCTATGGTATGTTTATTAAGTTGCTATACTATATAGGGAAAATAAACATTATAATACATAGTTATACTTATATTAATACGTTTGTCAACACTTATCTTGCATTTCCTGATACATCATAGATAAATTTTCCAGTGCGAATTGCTTCCATTATATCATCGGAATTTTTTTCGTACTCTTTGGCTGACATTGCCTGAACGGCAGATTCACGTAAGTAGTCACCTGTATCATCTTCTTGTGGCTTTGTTCGTGTACTTTTTGCGTTAGTAGCACGAGCCGCATCTTTTGTTGATGGTGCTTTCTTCTCGTTAAGTCCTTTGTCTACTTTATATAGATCAATGGCCCTAGCAGCAGAACGAGCATCATCATCATTTTCATAGAGAGCATCCTGTACCCACTTAGGCTGTTCTTCAGCCCAGTTGTGAAACTCATCAGTCTCTCTTATATCATTAAAATCTGGATGCAATTTTAAAAGTTCGGCCTCAGCTTTTTCTTTTGTTACGTTTAATTGCATAGTATTTAATTCTTTTACACGCTTATCTAGTACGTCAGTCTGCTCTTTAGCCTTTTTAATAGCTATCGTTTCAACTATTGCAGCTACGTCAGGATACTCTTTTGCCCACAATTCTATGTCTTCATCGGACTTAGGTAAACTTATTTCCTTGCGTGTTGACTCATCAAGTTGCCTTTTAAGTGCATCTATTTGTGTTTGTAAGTCATTTTCTTTTTGTTGAGAATGTCTACGTAAGTCACCGTAACGCTTCTTAAAAGTTTTTTCTTCAGGAGCTTTAGGTTCAACCTCTTCAGGCTCTACCTCTTTAGTTTCTTCCTTGTAATCTTGAATAAGCTCTTTTAACTCTTCTTCGTCTTTTTTAATCCTATCGTCATTAGCGGTAGGTCTGTCAACAAATGCAACTTTCTTAGGTGTTGCCTCCTCAGTCATAACAGCAGCTTCAGCCATTGTCGTTCTCCTTTTCTAGGGCAATCGTAGCCAATATGGGGGATTGGTAGCCAGATTATATGTGGTCTATTTCTTTTTAGAGGCTAGTCCACCTTTAGCTCTACCTCCTCTGTAACCCTTAGTTATTCTTGGGTCAGCAGATAAATCAGCACCTCCTACAAAACCAGTGCTATCTTTTTCTTTTTTCTTTTCTTCCTTAAACGTATCTATATAAAGAGGTGCGTCATACGTTTTATCTCCATATTTTAATTTTTTAGTTTTAGAGTCTTTATCAGCCTTTTTAAACTTAGGTGTTGTAGGAATAGGCTGTCCTTGCGCTTTCATAGCCTGCACTTCTTCTTGTTTTTTCATGGCCTTTTTAGTGGCTATACTTGCTTCATCCTCTGTCAGTGTTCCTGCTTTTACTTTAGTATCACCGTAACTAACACTTCTTTTAGTTTCTCCAAGTATTCCCTTACCTTCAATAGTTTCTCTTAACATATTAGGATCTATATTTAATAAATCATTTGCAGTTAAATTACTTTTACCTAATGCCTTTTTTAATTCTCCTACTCTGTAAAATTTTCTACCTACACCATTTATATCAAAGTGTATAAGATCCATATCTGGAGAACCAGTACCAGTAGGTCTATACATTATATTTCCGTACTTAGTTAAAGCCTGCCCTGTATTACTAAAGCCACTAACTGCTACACTGTGGTCTTGATCTTCTCTTGATTGGGATGGCCCTATTTCCTTAGATTGAGTGTACGTATCTAAGTAATTTTTAAGTAATTCATCGTATGTACCCTCAACTTTTTTACCACTTTTGTCTGTATAACTAATAATTTGACCAGAATCATCAGCAGGCTTATCTTCTTCACCTATTCCTTTTATTTTATTAATTACATTAGTTATAAAGTTTTCAGGTCGTTCTACGTCATTATACCTCTTTAGGGAAAGTATTTCAAAATCGGTTAGTGAGTCATCTCCACTTGGACCTTTTTCTGCTAACATTTTAGCTGCAACTTCTTTACCTGCATCTAAGGACAATCCTCCTAAGAACGACAGAGGTGTTAATTTTGCCGCTTCAGCTAGTGGGCCTTCAAATGACTTTGCTGCCTCTCCAAAATCTTCTGCTGAATACTTAGAAAATTGTTTACCTATTCCTGCGTCAGGCTCAGGTTTGTATCCCCTAGTAAGATAAGGCGCAGAATCATCTTTATTGACTTCATCTCTTGGGTCTACTAATTCTTCTTTAGGTGCTTCCTGTAATTCTTCTGACTCTTTTAGTGGTGTTAAACCAGTTAAATTCATTTGAGGAGTGTCACCGTAAAAGGGAACATTTACTTTATTGCCATCTTTATCTACATATATACGGACATTAGCCTGTGGAGACAAACCCTGTGACACATCACTTTTTACCTTATCTGCATCACTTGCTGTGTATGTAGGAACATTAGACTGCATTTGATTAGCAAATCTAGGATCAGCAAATAAACCTTGTTGACCTGTGAGTACACCTCCCTCTGCCATTTCCTTGGGTTCATCTTTGCCCCCAGATATTACAACTAAGTCTGACATACCGAATGGCAAGTCATCAGGCATGGTAGCCTCATCTGAGTTACCCATCTGACCCATTGCTTCCATTCGCTTTAGGCCCATCTTGGCTTCCTGTCGCATCATCATAAGTTTTTCAAGTCCAATGTACCTCACTACGTCTGCAGGAAATACAAACTCACCTTCACTTAGCATTGTGGGTACGTCATCTTTCACTTCTTCTTTTAATGAACCAGAAGGAACATCATTACCTGAAGTAGGCTCTACCTGTCCTCCCTCATCTTTTAAGCCGCCTTCATCCATGAAAGCCATTTTCATTTGATCTTGCATTACTGCTCCTCCTTGATTAAATTTATATCTTACTTCGCTAGGCAACTCCGACCCATCTTTTTTGGCCTTTAGTGGCTCTGGTGCATCTGCTTTTTTCCAGTATGTTACACCCTTTGCATATACTCTATCTCTAAACGCAGTAGCTATCTCAAAACTTTTAACGGCTTGACCATTTTGCATGTCAATAAAAAGGTGGTGCATGTTAGGATTAAATCCTATTTCAACAACAGTATCGTCCATTTCATCAAGAACATTTCTAGAAGTAAAAGTTCCTGATATAGAAGCAGCAGCCCCCTTTTCACCAGTTTCTTTAATTTTTTGCCTTCCTCCTTGACTTACATCAAATGTTCCATTTTTAACTGTGGCCCAAGGCATATAAGATAACGAGCTACCATAATCAGGTTGTTTTTTTGATCCCTTGGTATCTACAGGATGAATAGTTTGTAGTCTATTCCACAAATTTGGTTTTTCTTTAGTTTCTTTTATAGTATTATCTATCCTAGAAGATAAATTTAAACGAATTGCTGTGTCCGTTCCCTCTTCAATAGGAGTATATATTTTAAGATCTCTTCCTTTTCCTCCTGCACTACTTTTACCGCTGTTTTTAACTAACTCATCTGCCTCTATTATATCTTTTTTTGTATAATTTTTAAAAAGGTTGTTATTAAGGTGAAATGGACTTGCACCTATTTCCCCTGCAGAAACTGCCTCTGGCCTATTAAAAACATCTTTTGTCTGCTTATCCGTAGTTACAGAAGTTTTAGGTGTTCTTAGTTTATCTAAATCTTTTAGAAAATTTTCTCTTGCTGCACGTTCCTCTAAATCTAAGAATTGCATAGCCTCATCAATCATCTGTTGATCAACAGTTTCAGTAACATCTCCTCGGCCTGACATCATTAATGAGCGTTGATCAGAACTTAATTTTGCTGTTTCGTCTGCTCGTCTATTAGTAAAAAAATTTCTTAGTAGTATTTTTGCAGGCACTCCCTCTAATAAGTCACCTTCATATGCACCCTCAACTACACTGGCATATGATGGGTGGTATTGCTGTGGACCTGTCAGTACTTTGCCAGATGAATCTAATTTTCCAAAGGTTGACATTTCCATTGAGGGTGACATTAAAAGATTAGGATCGGTAATTGCTACTCTGGCATCTCCCATATTAGGGAAGCCTTTTTCTGTCCAGTAGTTTCTATTTAATTCCTGCCACAACACCCTCCGCTTAGACCCACTTAAATTATTTTTTAAGTACTGTTTAGTTATAGGATTTTTTATTCCTGTCCAATTAGGATCTACATTGTTTATTACCCAAGAGTCAAATTCTTTTGCGTTTTTAGTGGAGATTTTAGCGTTCTTAACTAATTCCATTACCGTGTCAGACATGTCAGTACTAAAGTCACCTGACTGACCTGCCATAGAAATGTAACCTAGTAGTGGGTCTTCTCCTGTTTTTTCTTTTACCTCTTGGGCGGTTTTAGCTATGTCTCTTACATATTTTTGATCACTTGCCCACAAGTATGGCGGTTCTCGCATGAAACCCCTGCCACCGTGTAACCGCACTGGCTCATCAAGAGCTTGTCCTCGTATGCCAGTAACCTCCCTGCCAATGTCAACTCTATCCCCCTGCGTACCTATAATTGTCTTACCCTGAAGATCTTCAATAGAAATGTCTTTTTTAGGGCTAATATTAAGATCTTTAACTTCTCTTGATTCTACTGGTATCTCATCTACATATGTATCAGGCTTAGTTTTATATAATTGTTGCGGATCTAACTCTTCCCTAGTTGCCTTACTGGGATCTCTCCTAGCTTTCTTGGCAGCCATTTTAGCACCGTGCATAATGGCCTTTTGGCCTGCGTCACCTACCCACGGAACTAGTCCAATAATAGAGGCTGCTGCTGTCATACCCCCTATTGCACCTACTAAGTAGTAGTTAGGATTTTCACGTTCTAATTCTTCTTGAATTAGCATAGCACCCTCAACTCCACCCTTTATATCTCCTACAATAGGTGTGAAATCTGCGACAGTAGATGCAACATCTTTTGCTGTAATACCCATCATCTGTTCACCTAAAGATTTAAACTCTTGTAAATCTTTTTCTGAAACGTAAGGATTTTTTTCTACAGTACCTCCCTGATTATACTCTAAAACGTCATCCGTCTTAGTAATGTATTCCTTTATGTCATCTAATACTTCTATCTGCTCAGGAGTATATATTTTATTTTTAGTCTTTTCGTCAAATTGATTAAAGACATATCCCCTAAACAATTCAGGGTAGCCTGTTCTTTCTACCCAATCATTAAAATTTCTTTCTTCTCCAAGATTTTCTTTGTGGTAGTTATACCTACTTACCATAGTTTCTAGGGGATTCTCCT